AGCCCATCCATACGCCGGCTTGTCGTCGGCCGGATGCCCGATACACGCGGGAGCTTCGTGGACGCTGGGAGTGTAGTTACGGATGATGGTGTCCAGATCGTTCTGGCTGAACTCGCCCTTTGGCCCGTAATTACCGGCGCGGAATATTTCCACCCAGCCGCCGTCGAAGTCGGCATGCTCGCTGCTCAGGTGTTTCGCTTCAAAGCCCTTCGTGTCGAGTCCGGCCTTCTTGGCAGCCGCGGCAATCTTGCGAGCCACAGCCGTCTTTTTACCGGCGGGAACGTGCTCCTCGCGCCCAAACATCTCCAGCGCGGACTGAACATGCTCTTTGTCGATGGGCAAATGCCACGTCGAGACATCCTCCGCATCTCCGACATACGCGAAGTCCTCGGGAGAAAGAGCCTTGCCGTCGACTGTTTTTGTTTTGGCCACGGCTCCAACTTACAGAAGATCGCGAGCCGGATGAATCATGGACGGAAGACACGGGAAAGCCGGTGACGATGACACAGGCGAAGAGTTACATATGGGCGAGTGTCGTAAATCCGCTCTGCGGAACAAGCATCCGCGCCATCGCGGGCAGCCGTTCCCATCCACCTTCTTCGCACTGCGGATCGATCTTGAGGGCTTCGTCGGCCGGGATCGGCACCACCGAACAACGGCAGTTGAAGCCGCTGGGCGGATAAATCTTCCGCCATACCGGATCGATGGCGCGCGCAAGGAAGCCATCGAGCACCGCATGCTCGGGCCGCACGCGCAGATCGCCGACCGTCCAGTATTGCCAGAAGGGTAGAGCCTCCACCATATGCGGCTCCCGCATCTGCTCCAGGCGGCCGGCGGAGTAGGCCTTCTGCATGGCTGTCTGGAAGGCCGTATCCAGGGTGAAGGCATGCAGGTCCGCGACGCCGGCTTCGGAGGTGATGCGGTTGACCGCTTTGCGGAAGTCGTCAACCGTCTCGCCTTGGCGCGCCGTCTCGGCCAGCTCGTCGCGGATGCGCTCGATCAGCCGCACATCGGCGACGCCGGCCAGGGTAAAAGCATCCTTGCGGTATTGCGCCGTGAGCCCGTCGAAGACCTGATGTGTAACCGCTGTCAGTCCCTGGATCTGCTGCGCGTTTTCGGCGCCACCCACATCGAAGGAGAAGCCCATATCTCCATCCTGGCCGAAGCGAACCGTATGCGCCGCGGGAGAAAGCGGGAGCAGCAGTCCAGTCTTTTTGCGAGCATGGCGCAGGATCTGGATACGGCCGAGCGTATCGGCCGCCGCCAGCTTGCGCGCCAGTACATCCCCCAGACGGCTCTGCAAGCCGGCGTCGTGCGGCGTATTGAGATGGAAATCCAACGCCACGTCAGACCTTCAGAACCGGTGTAATGTGGCGGGCAATCTCGTCTGTGCGATCCCGGAAGATCCCCAGCGACTCCTCCCGCAACGAACCGAAGAGTTTGTCGAACTCGTGCATCTCCTCGTGTGCCTGTGCCGCTGCGCCTTCGCTGAAGGAGGCCCGCGCCTGGTCGTTGATGCCGACGTTTGGAGCGGTCGTGTTCGGGATGAGAATATCGTTCGGATTCTCGCCGTTCTCGCCCTGCGCCAGCGGCACGTCGTAGCGCTCGCTGATATAGCCCACGGTGTACTTTTTGCCCATGCGCTGCAGTCCGGCGTCCACTGCCAGACGCTGCACCAGGTCCTCGGCCGGCTTGACTTCGATCACCAGCTCGGGCATCGGCGCTTCCGGTCCATAATTCCATAGCACCAGCGGCCGGATCAGTTGCTCGTTGACCACCTTCATCGTCAGCTTCGCAATGGTCACCGAACGATTATCGAGGGTGTCGGCATGCACTTCGCCTTGCGCGTTGGAGCCGTGGCCGCCCTCGTTGCCGAAGGAGGTCAGCGTCTCGCCCAGGACGCGCCGGGTGATAGCGTATTGCATCAGTGTGAAGAATTCCTTATAGACGGCCGGATTCTGAGAGCGCGCGATCTTTAAGAGTTCGGCCTCCAGCTTGAAGCTTTGCGGAACCGCGATCGCGACATTGTTGATGATGGCTTGCGCAATGTCGGTAGCTTTTTTCTTCTCGGTTTCGCTTTGCGCGTCGTTGTAATAGACCACCGCCGTGCCGGGACCCTTCTCCGCGAATTGCACCCAGAGCCGCTCGATGTTCCGCTTGAACCAGCTCGGCCAGAAAATGTTCTTGAGCAGCGGCCGCCCCATGCGGTTGCGCGCGCGCTTGCGGTAGGTAGTGATGAGAAACTTGCTTTCATCCACCGCTTGTCCTTCCGAGGCCCATGGCTGATCCAAATACTGGAGATTGCCGATCTGCGGCCGGAAGCGGTTACCGAACAGAAAAAGCTCCTGGGGGCAGTCCGCCACTTCCAGCAGCTCCACCTGGCCTGCGCTCACGTCGAACATCTTTTCCTGGACGCTGAAGCCGTAGCCCACCGCATCCAGAACGCAATCCAGAACCGTATCGAAGTCGATGCGCTCCAACTGCTGTTCGATGAACTCCTTCACCTCCACAGCCTTCGAGTCGTTATCGTCTGCCGGTTGAATCGTCCGCGGCCGGCGCGTCACGCTCAGCTTCAGCGTCTCCAACGCATTCGATACGTCCTCGTCCTTCTCCTCCAGCTCCCGGTAATAGCCCATCGTCTGCGGCAGGTTATAGCTCATCGCCTCCCAGATGGCCGTGGGGTTCCGCGTGCCGCCGAACGCCATCGTGTTCCGGTAGAGCGAGATCTCTGTCAAATAGAGAGCCTGCTCGGAGACCACGGCGTCTTTTTTCGGAAGGGGAGGAATTTCCTGCTGCTTTTCTTGGTCGGCCATTACACGAATCCTTTCAGCCCGACGTAGGACGGTGGAATTTCAGGCGTGCCAATATCGAGCGAAATGAGGCCGCCATCGCCGGCCAGGTCGGCCAGGGCTTTGGCCCAGAAAGCGTCGGCGTGGGCATACAGCTTCTTCTTCACGCCGCCGGCCACGGCCGTATCCACCTCGATACGCGGCGCGTCGAAGCTCACGCCGCTGGTTGTCGCCTGACGCTTGATCGCCTGCAGCTCGGTGCGGATGCGCCCGTCGTAGGGGATGCGGTTGCGCTGCTTCTCAAAGTTGCGCTTGGCGCGGATGGCGAGATCCGTCTTCATGCGCACGCCCTGGTCGTTTGAGCCGGCGAAGCTCACGCCCAGGATGCGGCCGGGGTTGGCCTCGTTGAAGTCGTCGTAGAGACCCACGCCCATGCCCGTCTTGTCGATGGCCATATGCGACGACTGGCGCACCACCGGCTGCATCATGCGGAACTGGTGCGGGAAACTGATGTTGTGCAGCCACGCCACCAGACGCGTATACGCCACGTCGCCCAGAATCTCGTCCACCCACAGGCAGGTGGCATCGTGCTCGCGGCCCACATCGATGCCGCATACGATCCGGCCGCTCGCCTGCTCCAGCTTGGCGGCGATCTCGTAGAGCGCGGTGTCGGGAGAGTCCGGCCCCAGCGTGATCAGTTGTGCATCCAGATCCGAATCCTCGCAGGCCGCGACCAGGTCCAGCGTCAGCCAGGCGCCGGTGGATTTCAGGAAGACGCAGCAGAACTCCTGATTCCAGGTGTCGTCGTCGTTCAGGCCGCGGCGCATAACGTCAATGTCGATCGGGCAGCCCTCGGCCACCGCGCGGTACACGTCCACATAGTGGCCGCTCCAGCCATCTTTCTTGACCGGCAGAACGGACGGCGCCACGCCCAGATCCAGGCCCAGGTTGCGAGCTATGTCGTAAAACTTGCCCTGTTCGCCGTTTCCGGTAGAAAAGACTTCGAGAGAGTTTCCCAGCGCCACCTGGCGGAAGACGGCCGCGAAGATCGAGTAGCTGTCCTCGTGGTGGGCAAACTCGTCCAGTACCGCGTCGCCTGGGTAGCCGCGCGCCGTACGCGGGTTGGCCGGCAACGCGATAATGCGGCTCCCATTGGGAAAGCTGATGCGGCTCTGGATCGCCTCGATGCGTCCCAGCGAGTCAATGAAATCCTCGTTGGCAAAGTGCTGTGCCGTGCCGCCCATCAACTGGCAGAGTTTAGAGCAGGTCTCGACGAACTCCACCGACTGAGCCTTGGAGGCGGAGAGTACCGTAGTGGTGCGTCCGGGAATGCGCATGGCGATCTCATCGCGCCGATAACCCGTAGCGAATGAGATCCCGATGCGCGCGCTTTTCACCATGAATTTGAAGCGCGTATCGTCGTCGATCCAGCGCTGCTGGTACGGCCGCATCTGCAGCACCGCCGGCAGCCGGATCTCGTGATCGAGAACCTCAATCATGCGGCGCCTCGTCCGCCTTGAGCGGCGGCAGGCCGAAGACACGTTCGCGCAAGAGATTGATGTCGGTCAAGCCGAACTGGCCCGTGCCCTTCTTCGCCGCGGAGCGCGTCTCTTCGTCCAGATGCTCCCGCGCCAGCTTCTCGCGATCCTCTAGAACTTTGATTTTCCGCGCGTCCAGATCCACACGCCTGGCCTGCAACTCCACGCGCTGCATCCGGGTCATGGCCAGAGTCAGATCCTTCAAGCCTTTTGCGAACTGAGCCTTGTCCCCAATGCCGGCACTCTGGATCAGACCAAAGACCTGATCGCGCAGCGCATTCACCACGGCCGAGTTCGACTCCGCCAGGTCACCGCCGGCGAAGGCCGAGGCGAACTCGCGGGCCTGCGCACTTTCCCGCAGCACCTGCTGCCGCGCCTGGGCCACCCGCAGATCGAACCACCGATGCAGGCTGCTC